GAAATCGAGTGTTTGGTAGGAGATGTTGGCACTATTCGCGAAAGTTTTTTTCGTGACCGTATTGTTTGCAATCACGCCAGTCGCCGTTGCTACTGCACTACCTTCGGTTTGTGCTGTTGCTGTTGCTTGGTGAGTTGTAATTGTTGGACGGTTAAAAGTTGATGATGGTGTGTTCGGCATCGCGCGTGCGCCAAGTGCAGAGACCACTGGACGCATGAAGTTGATATCCTGAAAAACAGGACCCATCGTAACTTGGGTCAAGAGGCCGGGCACCGATGTCAAAAATTCATCGCCAGCTGCCGCTTGCAAAGGTGATTTGTGATATGCGGTGTATTCGGAAAATGCTTTTTGTGCATTGATCCAAGAATCGCCGCCTTTGTGGAATGCTGCCATGTATTCCCAAGAGTTAGGAATGCGCGGTTCTTTCTTTACTGATGCGAACAATGGTGTCGCAATAGTGGCATCGATGATTGGTGTTGTGGTTTCTTCGGACATGGTTTCGGTCTCCTGTGTAGGTTCTGTTTCTATAATACTTATTTCTTCGTCTTCGTGTGGGATACTCGCTGCAATTTCTGTGATCTGGGCTCCCGAGAATGCTGGGATGGCAACGATCGACAGCTCGCTCCAACTAGCTTTCTTGATTTCCATGACTCCGTCTTTGTCATAAGCAAACACTGTCGGCGTGATCCCAATTGAGACTGAATCAAGGACTCCATCTTTCATGAGTGTCATCGCCTCATTTCCCTGTTGAGTGTCGCTGATCTTGGCAGTAAAAAGCATTCCTTCGCTTGTGGATTCGCGTGACACAACCAAGCCGATCGCGCTGGAAGAATCGTGATTCATTAAAAGGCGGGGGGCTTTGCCGTCTACAGGAAGAGCTCCTTCAAGTACCCGAACGACTGTTCCGTCCGACACCGTTGCATCTACTCCATAAGGTACTGCAATTCCCGAGATAGTTCGGCGCGGTTCTCCGTCTGGGCCTGCTGCATCGATTGAGACTGCTTCTGCTGTGAATTGGATCATGATACTTCTTCCGTGTATGTAGGGGTTTCTTGCATTGTTTCTTTTGTGTATTCTTCGGACAAATAACTTTCTGAATCAAAACGGACATAGGTTCCGCGCGGAAGAACATTGTCCATTGAAAGAGTATTTTGGATGCACTCTGCTATCGCTTTGGCTCCGAAGCTCCAGAGGTCGAGCCTTGCGCCTTGGTTGCTGACATAAGAATATCCGCCGACAGCAATTCCAAGAAGGTAACTCGGGACATTGGTGAGCCTGGAGCATTCAAGAGCTTGGTAGTTTGCTGCGTCGATGAGCAACATCTTGTCCGGGGTTGCGCTGGTTTCAATATATTTTAGATTCTCCGAAAGAGCCGCAGTCTGATTAGTTGCTCGCGCCGAATTGAAAGCGGCTGCAAGGTCTGCAAGTTCCTGCGATGAAAGGGGTTCCCCTCCCGTTACTTGAAGGACGCCCGCAGGGATCAGGCTATTTGCGTTTCTGTAGCGGGCCGCTTCTAGCTTCAGTGCAGTTGCGACGACCATTGGTGACTGGTAAATAATTCCTTGTACGCCCGAGATAAATTGCACAAGATTATTCGGATCTAATTGTTGTCCATTAAAATAAATTTCTTTTGATGGTGCAAAGAAGACTGGCCCGTTCGCTTGATCGGTGCGCGACATTGAGCCGGCAGGAAGACGCTCAAAAGACGCTGGATACCCATCAGCCGTCCTACTTGTAATGGCGAGGTAGCCCACTCCGTAAAAGAAAATATCGTCCACCAACCAAGAGAGCAGCGTTGAGTTTGGAATTGTTGGCGACAAGCGACGGAGCCAAGATCTAGGGGCGAGAGGAATTTCTTCCATTTCGCCAGTTGTCTCATCCCACATTTCTCCGAACATTTCCAACGGCATGCAAGATATGACTGATGCAATTAGATCTCGAGCGCGTGAGATCGCTGGAACGGACATCGCACGATTCCGCGCTTCGCCTTCTTGGTAGGTGTAATACTGTCCAATCTGGGATTGACCTACAAAGCCACCGCCAGCGGCAGCTGCTTTTGTCGGTGCAGGCGAGATCGCCGCTTTTGTTGCTTTGCGATCAAAGATTCCCATAGCACAAGATTACACATTGCGCGCGGATTGTGGTGGCACTCGCCCAGTGACTTGCGGTATCCCGACGACAGGCAAGAAAGCGGACGAGTGCCAAATTGATCTTACTGATTTACTACAACGACCATAGGTTTTGCAGAGTTTGCTGGACGCGCTGCGGCAGCTGCTCCCCAGATCATCGTGCGACAAAGCTCGATGGGGCCTGCGGACTTTTGTGAAGACACTGCGATCGAGCCTTGTGTCCTTACCATGACCGCGCGACAGACATGCTCGGCAAGCATCGCTTCGCCAGTGTGCACGATCCGACCTTCGCTGATCATATTTCTTACTATGGGGGTGTATTGCAGTATTTCTTTGTAGCCCATCACAACGCGCCGACGCTCAAAGACTGGCGGACAGTGTGCGTCAATCGTTGGAGAGAAGATAAACTTGATCGCAGGATCCGCCGCCAAAGCTGCAATATGCGCCCAAAGTTCTTTAGCGGTTTCGGCTGTAAAGGCGACCGAGACACAAGTGCGTCCGTCACCGAGGGCGACTGCTCGAGTAGCGAAATAGCGGGACTCATCCATAGACGCTTCCACCGAGATCACGCCGCCACCTGGGATCGGGCCGTCGTACTTTAGGTCAGGCCATAAATGAGTCTGAATCCAAGACTGGGTGCTGGCGATCCACATATTGAGCGAGGAGCGCAGGAAGTTGGAGCGATCAGGATCTTTGGATTCGGCGCGCAAAGTCTCCATCGTCAGAGTGTGTCCGAGTGCTGGGTTGCCCCACGACCAAGACGATTCTTGCATGGGATCTACTGTGGGCGGTGGCGACCATTCTGCAAAGTAAAAGTTAGATGGATTATTTGTGTCAATCAGTCGGAGCGCGTTCTCTCGATGACGAATAAACAATGCGCTGGACTCGGTTCCAGCTGTGCTGAAGAGTGCCAGATGAGGAGACCTGCGGACGCGCTGTGTTGGGATCAGGCCTGCCATTGTGATTTCCGAAATGTCAAATATTTCATCGGCGCAAATTAGATCTACTGACATTCCATGACCAATAGAAGGGTTCGCCGCGCGCACATACCAGCGCGATCCATCCGGCATCGTTGCCGAATTACGACCAAAAGACTTCATAATCTTCGCGCCATAACGGTCTTCAAGAATTGGTGCGATCTCATCAAAGAGCAGACAGGCGAGAGACAGGGTGTGAGCTGTAGATAAGACAGTTTGTTTCGTGCCTCGAATCTTTGGCATCTCAATAAGCCAAAACAGAATCAAGCATTGAATCAAAACTGTCTTGCCATTCTGACGCGCCACCGAACAAAGGCTTGATCGATGCACAAGATCATCCTGCCCATCTGGAGCATGGGTGAATCCCAAAGCGCGCTCAAGATAATGCACCTGCCAAGGCATGAGCTCAATGCCAAGCAGCTCTAAAGCCATGTCCCCCACAAGTCCAGCCCATGATCCGTCACAGTCCGGCACGATCGTTTCCAGTCTCGGCTGGTCGTGGCTGATTACCGCCAGTTCGGGCTGATCCTGACTAGTTGGGAGAGATACATGGATGGGGCTCGGGGGCGTTTGCATCGTGTGTAAAAAACCGTTATTGCGATTTTGTATTCGCTTTGCAGTTTTTTTGTTTATGTATTCTGCTCCGCGTCTACTGTTGCAGGGTTTACATGCTGGAACATATCCGTCGTCTATTGTGCCGCCTTCGTCGTGCTCGACTAGGTGATCTAGTTCGGTTGCTTTTGCGCGCTTGCACCAATGGCATGTGGGTTCGTCTCGGAGTAGTTCGGCTCTTGCTGCTTTGTAGCGTTTGGAGTCGTATTCAGTTAGTGGGCGTGCCATGTTCTAAGACCTACTAGCGCGCGCTGTCGCGCTTGCTCTCAAGTTGCTGTGAGTGTGTTGCATGTCGGGCTCGAGTCTGTTGAGTTTGTTTGTGGTATGTCATCTTTAAGCGTAACGCAAGACAGAGTGATGATGCTCTACCCATCGGGCTGCCTCAATCCGATTACCTTGCACATCTAGTCGATTATGTTTACGACTCGCTTCGGCGCTTTGTCCATCGCCTTTCGTGTTGCAGGTTTTGGACGCGCCGATCTAACTCTGTTCCCAGAGATGAAAGTCCCGCATCATGCGAACGATGTACGACCATGCAACTAGCCAGTTGTAAAGGGTTTACTTTCTATCAGACCTTGCCATAAGCGCGCCGCATAACACCGTCAAAGCCAATGCAAGCCACACTGTTCG